ATCTAAAGTCGCTTCTCCTTCAACTGCCGCTACTGCACCAGCAGAATCAATGAATGCCGAATCATTGTTAAGTTCACTTATGTTGTCACTTGCTCGCATAACTGCGTTAGTGCCAATTTTAGGGCGATTAGATGCACCACTGTCTAACCATAGAGTGTTAGCGGCAACTCCACCGGGATTTGCACCTACTGGGTCGAGTTCAAGTCCTGTTGGGTCAATTAGCCCTGTGACAGTTAATTTACCATTAATAGTCAATTCATTAGATGCACTATCCCAAGATAAATCAGAATCGCTGGTAAAACCACCTGAACCGTCAGAGAGTTGAACCAACCCTGATGCACCCGATGAAGGAGTGGAAACTACCGTAGTAGAGCCTAAGTGCAACTGTTTCCAATCTGCACCGTCATAGATAAATTTACCAAAACTACCTGCTGCTATGTTTACATTTATTGGAGTAGTACTGTGCCCACCTACAGTGGAATCGAAGTAAAGAGTGTGCGCTCCGCTTGAGTGATGTATTTCCACAGTATGACCTACGGGATAATTACCTACTGGGTTGATTGTACGATTAGTATCGGTTGTTATAATCCATACATTACCTTCGTTAAACTCAAATGTAATATTACCCGTAGTAGTTTGCACTTCTAATCTATCAGGTCCTAATATGTGAGTATTAGTAGCAGGCGTAGTGTTGAGATTGCGAGGAGTCGCTGCATAAATTACAGCATGTTTGTTTCCCGCTACATCTTCCATATGGCTCATCCAAATTGAGCCAAAGGTACTACCGCCAAAGTCACCGTCTTCGGGTGATGGGAAGAAACCATCAGGGTCGGTCACTATATTAGCAGCGTCTACATTTCCTATCGAACCCTTTGTCATAGGAGTCAAATAGACAGGAGATTGCCTAATGAATGCTCTTCTGTCATTTATTGTAGGAGTGGTGCTAAGAGAACTGGTGACGCTACCTGCTCCTCCAGTCATTGTATATCTCAAGACTGCTAATACAGTAGTTTGATGATTCAAATCAGTATTACCAGTTATACTTGGGTTAGATAAGAATCGGTTAGGAATCAAAGGAGTACCACTTGATGGTGCAGCAGGAGTACCCATCTCGTACATGAGATGCGCTTCGGGCGTATTCCTACCTACAAGATATACTACGACAAATACATCGCTATTAGAAGCAGGTACGCTTGGTAAATCACCGCTATGGTTAGCACCTGCACCTGTAGTCCCTAAAACAAATGTTTCATGATTGCCGGGTCCGTTAGCGAATTTGTACAATACTCCGTCTAATACACAATAGCCACCGTATACTTTCAGTTCACCCTGAGTAGCAGTCGTTTCTATGAAACCGGGAGTGTTAGCAATGATACTGTTTCTAAGAGAATCTCCCTTCGCTCCGTCACCGAGTCTAAGTATACCATTACCGTGTAATCCTTCGTAAAGATTAGTTAGGCTCGGACTGGTAAGTCCATCACCATCTCTCAAACCCTGAGAGTTGTTTGTCATTCCACTTGCGCTTGTATGTCCTGCTTTTGGATTGGTCATGCTGTCACCTCTATTATTGCTGAAAATTCTATTTCGTTATTGCTATTCTTTTGGATAGCATTGTAAGTATATCTCATAAAATCTGTAGTATCAGTAGAATCTGCCGGATTTTTATAGCGAATAACTACTTCCCTCAGAGGGCGGGTGAAGGTAGTATCTAATGCCAGTTTCGCTTGTACAATGAGAGTATTGTCATCTACTACTCTAACATTAGGAGTCACCACTACGGCTGGATTTCCTATACCTCCGTCTTGCTGAGTAGCAATAGTTCCGTCAAATCCAAAGACAACTTCGTTTATCCTGTCTTTGAGAGTGTCAATCAAAAATCTTGTTCCTTCGTCTAATAGTGGCAAATCATCCCCTCCTCGTGTTCAAATAATTACTGTGTATCGTACCTATCTTCAAGCGACTATTCCTTGATTCAGGATTGGTCTGTGTAGATAGTATGAATATTTCTTCGTTATCAGCGATTGAATGTACACTCGCAGATTTGATTACTACTGTAGTTGCACCTACTCCGGCTAAGTTAATGTGACCTAACTTATTACCATTCGCAGTGTAAACAGCCTGATTATCAGTGGTAAATACAGTAGTGGCATTCACTCCATCGACTGTGAATGAAGAAGTACCAATTGCATATCCGCCAGCGTTATTGATTAGTACACCTGTACTTTCAAAGAATATATCTCCGTGTATGGAATTACGCCTGTTCATACCAAGAGTGTATCCTACTCCACGGTTCATATCTACTCTTTCAGATATTTGCCAAGTCACTTTGAATTTGAAGCCAAAAGATGTAGAGAACTCTTCTGTTGAGAACTGTCTATTTCTTTCTTGATTAGCCTCTAAATTACCACTGATGTCTATTTCTTGGAAACGCTGTAATACATCTTCTAATGTCACATCTACAGAGTTGACATGAAGTTCACTCATTCTTGTATCTAAGTCAAACTTGGTTCCCAGTACCATGTATCTTTCGTTATCAGTCCTTGATTGGTAAGATACCATGTCGCCCGGATGCATATGTGTGGCAGACAGGACATCTACTAACTTACGAGAGCCTGTAGCGTCTTTTGCCATCTTTAGCATACGCTGACCTATCAACTTAGCACTGGCTTTGGTGACTGCTGTAGGAGCATGTATACCACCCGGTACTTCGTTTATACCGTTTTCTTGTCTACCAAAATCATCCACTTGTACTGTATTTTGATGATTGTTGGCCCTTGCCTTTCCTCTAACTATGACTCTGTTAGGAGTGGTTTCGTTATTGTCATCAATAGTACCTCCTACTACTCTGTTCTCAGTCAACAGATATTCTCTTTCTATTCTATTCTGAGGGAAATAGCAGACATTCCCATACCTGTCACCACGAGGGCTATAGCCATCGTGCTTTGCGAGGTATCTGAGTGCGCTGAATGCCTCGACACCATAGAAGTCTTGAGCAAGGAAAGTAGAACTTGGTAGCCTCGCTCTCACTCCGTTGATTGACGAAGTGTTTGATTTTGCTACTCTAACTGCCAAATCAGAAGTTCGCAAGCCCACGCCCACTTTCTGAGCAAAACGGATGGTTTTATTGGTGAAGCCAATGTTGGCTAATTCTTGCCCTTTCAGATTCTCAACCAAATACCTCGTACCTTTGTTAGCGTCTTTTATCTGAGATACCACTAACGCTTGGTCGTTGTTTTCAGCACCTACTAACAGTGCAGGTAGTGTACTGGAAGTGCTTACTTTGTCTTTGTCGAAGTAAACAGCACCTTCGTATCGAATGCTATCTGTAGGGTTGTGAAGCAAACGGACAGTATCCTCTTCCTCAATCAACTTGTACTTTCTCTCAGCGGTAGGAACGAAATCTGTAGCAGTAGGTTTGTTGACAGCGAATCCTGCTTTGACTCGTGTGTACTCACCATGTCTGACAGCGTTATCTACGAAGCGTGGCTTACGCACGACCTTCATAACAGAATCTTGGTCAGCGTCAAAGCGACCAGTAACTGTGTTCTTACCTACTGCCATGTTCACTCAACCCCTGTAAGGTTCTGCTAAATGCGCCCCTTGTTCTAACATCATCTGATTAGCGTCTTCCCAATCTATTTCATCATGTGTGTTGGGGTCAAAGGGCTTTACATCGTGATTACGGTCTAACCATTCACCTGCCTCTTTGAGTTGAGGAACGGTATATCTTTTGTGTACATCTTCATCTCTTTTGAAGACATGATATGGTTTAATCAAATAAGGCTGTGCTGAATCACCAAAATGCATATCAGTATCATACCCAAGAAAAGGAACCCATTGACCTGCTCGTGGCTCACCTTCTTCATACTCAGTCTGTCCAGTTTCAAAATTGTATGCCGAGCCTCCGCCACTTCGTTGATAAAATGGTATTTTCCTTTCTCCTTTTGAAGACTTTATCGTGACTATGCCAAAAGGCTCTTGACTGGAACTGTAACCTAAGAAGTCAAACTTATGTGACTGGGATTGCTTTAACACTACCCAAGCCTTCTCCATCGGTGTCATACGCCTCACTCCCCACTATGGTCACCCGTATTATAAGATGCATCCTCTTTACTACCCTTCGGGTGTAGGGTTTGACTGAATCTCGGTTGCACTTCGTAATCGCCTTCATCGTCATCTACTGACTTTCTACTTGCATCTGCTCTGAAATGCTCAAGTGTATTCTCAGACATGACTACTCTCGCTACAGGTGAGCGTATGTCACTCTTATCATAGCCTGTGACATCTACACCCTGAATCTTAGGACCTTGGCTATCAGGTACTGTGATACTTGATGTCGGAACAATGTTGTAAACAGGAGCATAAGGAGGACTGCTTGGAGTTCCTGTGCGAGCAGATGGTGCATCGCTGGTGAACATACCGTACTTACCGCCAGCAGTTGCTCTGTAAAAGTTAGCATTCTCTTGAGGACTGCTTCCCTTCAAAGCAACATAAGGTCTGAACATTTGACTGTGCTTGTAATCTAATCCATAAGCAGGTCTGTACAAGAACTGTATAGTGCTATCTGTATAGTTGATATTTTCAAGGATTGGGTCGTGGTTAGCATCTTGGTATGGGTTAGATGACGAAGATACGCCTGTCTTACCCCATCCCTTTACATCTAAAATTCCAGCGTGTTTACTCCACTCCATGACATATGTTCCACCAAGAGGCCACATTGCATGAGCGTTAGAATGCTTGACGATACCAGTGACAGGTTGTGCACTCCAATTTAATGCAGTCATATCTAAGTCTTTGAGAGTTCGACTACCGACATTGTAAGCCCCTCTGATGTTAGTCCTCTGACCTACTTCTCTGTCAGTGTGTAGGCTCGCAGCCTCTGTTGACAGAACTACATACTCACGAGATACACCGTCATTCAATTCAGCAAGTGTATCTACATCTAACCCAAGTCTTACATCGTTTCTCGATACTGGTTCTGCACCACGGTCATCTGCGTTGACAGTTTCAGTAGCCTCACCTACTTGTGCACTTGGCTTGAGCAATCCGTCATCAGAGTTCAAATCAACTCTGTCACTGATACCTCTTTCGAT